TTTGATATTGACCGTATGCTTGTGCCGCACCTGCCAATGCAATTAACTGCCACATAATAACCTCTAAGAACTAATCTCGTAATCTATTGCTAGTAAATGGAATGGTGTTGGGTCTGGTACCGTAATCTTAGGTACAACTTCTCTACCCCAACCATTACCGCCATTGTTGTCTTCTATAATACCAGTAGTAGGCACTAAAGATGTATTTAGTGGACTGCTACCAGAATCGCCAAACTGTCTAACAGGTACAGCTACACCATCTATATTAACACCTGCTGAATTAATTACACGCAAATTCATTCTGTCCACGCGCTTTAATGCCATCTGTATGTTGTCACCGCTAGCCATCATAGTGCTTAACGGCATAGGTTTGACAGTAGGTACAAAGTTACGACCTACCTCTATAGTAACATTAAGCTGTCTTTCTGCATCTGTGAGTTCAACTACGTTAGCATACTGTGCCGCATATCTAGGTGGCAGTACGCTGTTACCTGCAACAACATTAATAAGCTGATTGCCTGATAAATGCTTTGTGCCTGTTAGGTATTGTGGATGATAGTAGCCACCACCCAAATCCTGTGGCTCAAACTTAACACTCATATCCATCAAGTGATCTAGTGTGAGTCGTGATAGTGTAAACTCATAAGCATCATTATTAAAGCCGCCTGTTTGACATAAAACGTGTAAGACATTGTTTACAGAAACAACCTGTTTATACTGATCTACAGTGCCTGCAAAGTCAGTATTACTACCTTGTATCTCACTGCCATCAACAGCAGGGCGCACTTGGTCAAACTTAGTAAACCCAGTAATGTCTTGATCGCGAAGTGTGTTCATCACAACAGCAGTGCCATCACCGTTAATAATAAATACATAGTTAGCATCATCTGCCGATACCGCAGTAACTGCATCCATATCTACAGGAGAGTTAATTAGGTGCGATGACAATACAGACATATCTACGCTTCTAAAGCCCTCTTCCCTGTAATCAAAAATAAACTGTCGTAGTGTTCTGCCATTGCGGTCTACGAACAATGTAGTGCCATCTAGGGCTAGTGTAGGAACATCCTCGCTGAAGCTACCATGTTGCGTTTGTTGTTGGGCATCAAGAGTAGCAGGGGTATTGCCTGTAATGCTGTACTCTGCGCCCTCAGTAAATACTGTAACGCCACGACCACCAGTAACATCAACGATAGCACTCTTCGAGCCGTTAATAGTAAACAAGAAGCCTTCAGATGCTTCGCCTCGGTCTACTTTAAAGTCTAAGTAAACACCTGCTTGCGATGCCATTAGAACCTGTGGTCTGTCGCGTGTGCCACCTAACCAAAGTCTGCCTTGTGCAAATACACCAAGGTTCGGATAGCCCCTCGTAGCACTCCAGATAGGCTCTTTTGTATCTCTGCCCTGTGTATAACCATTGAATGTTATTGGGTGTGAATTTGAAGTGCCAAAGCCTGTCATTAAAGGATAGTCATTAGCGGAGTCGCCCGACATCTGTACAGTGTATTCATCAGTGTTAGTTCTGGTTACAGTAATCCCAGAATCGCCAAACACAGGCATATCCTGTAAATTAACTTGCATAGACCTTGCTGTTGCAGTTTGCTCGTCAGTGTTAGCATCGCCATGGTAAACAATTTCTTTACTTAACACCCCATCTATTTCTAATTGATACTTATCACCCGCAACAAAGTTGGCGTGAAATGTAACTGTATTAACTGCAGTTATTTCAGTTGGACTAAACCTGTCATCAAAGTCATATCGAGGTATATTATCAAACGTGGGAGTATCGTAATAAAAGAACCCATCATTGTTGTAGTTGTACACCAAGCGTCTAGGCGCAACATTCTTATTAAACAGCAACATTACATTTTCGTTAGTAGCAACACGATTAGGGTAGTTTACACCTAGTCCATGATTAATGTCTTGCAAGTATGTTGTCGCTGTATCTGTAACTCTGTAGATACGTAGATTAGATGGCTGAAAAAACAACAGGAAACTGTCATCTTTGCTAACTTCAAACTTATGTAGCTTGTAATCTTCAGATATGTTGGCAGTATCTAATTCAAAGAAGTTCACATCCTGTATAGACATATACGCATTGCCCATATCAGTGCTTGCTCTTCGGACTAGTCGCCAATAACGTCTAACAAATGTGTCAGCACCGCCAGTAGTAGATACAGGTATATCAACTCTAAGCCGCATATTTTGCTCAAAGTTTGTAATTTTTGGGACTACAATACTTTGTTCGTTTGTGCCGTCTTCTCCCCAAGTACCATTAGCACCAGTAGTAGAACTTTCCAAAAGAAACTCTGTGCTTTCTGGAGCAGGATCGTTTGCATCAGGCTCAACAAACTTGATGCCAACAAGGTCAATAAAGCTAACGGTCTTTGTAAATGTTGGCGAAACTGGGAACTCATTTTCCCACATGACTACATTAGCACTATTCTGCGGACCACTTAACTCTACTACCGTAGATGTGTCATTGTCGTTAAGATCAGTTATGTCACTGCCCACTCTTACTCTAGTGGAAGAAAAAGAGGCATTAGTCATTCGCACAGTTTTGCCTTGCGGAACGTCAACAAACTCAGACCCCATGCGTCTCTTGACCCCACCTTGAGGGGTAGTGACTACGTTACTAGCGATTTCCATGCCCTGATAGTATTGGTCAAGATCAGTTCTTGATTTTATATTTTCAGATAACTCGCCACTAACGAACTTGTTTTGAACAAAGTTGCTTCTAGCCATTAGTGCCTCACATCAAGGAATGGTCTACTCTGTATTGGTGTTATTGGGTGTTGCTGACTGTCAGTGTATCGAGCCATGCGAGATTGGTTCTCATACTCTAAAGCCATAACTTGCTTGGTAGTCGCGTTGTCGCGGATAGACATAGCAAAGTCTTTAGCTAGTGCGTACTCAATCATCTTGGAAAAGTACACAGGAAACACTGCTTCAGAGACATTAGCTATATAATCACAATACAGATCGCCACTGTGATTAATATAAACCTTGTCTTCAATAATTTGGTATGGCTGATTTGGATTCAGCTTGATTAGTGTAAGTAAGTCAGATGGCAAGGTGTACTTATCGCTCCACTCTTTGCCAACGATAGCTGTAGCATCTTTCCCTAATTGCGCTTTCTTACGAGCAAAACCCCAACGGTACTTTGTTAGTTCGTTCTGCACTACATTATCATACAAGTTGTTAGCTACAACCTGTGCGCGAGAGTTGCCAGTAAGTGATGTTATTGGCAAATCACCTATCAGAATTAATGCGTTAGAAATTAAATCTATTTTACTAGCCATGATTTACCTTTATGTAGAAATGAAAAAAGGGGGGCGAACCCCCCTTATAAGCCTAATTAGGCAGGTGTTGCATCATACTTAACTTCGATCAGACCAGCGACATCACGAACAGCCGCGCCTGCTTTCAACATACCGTTGCACAAGAAAGAAGTCTTTTGTGGAACGTAGTCAATAGAAGTCTTCATGTCGATGCCAATAGCAAGACCAATTGCTGATTTGTCGTAAGCGTATGCACTAACAACATCAGAAGCAATAGTTAAGCCACCTTCTGTACGATCTTCAAGAACAACAACATTGAAGCCTGCAAATGTGTTTACTTCACCATTTACAAGGGCTTTAACATTTTGGTAATCAGCAGATGATACTTTCTCATCAGCTAATAGACCTGCAAGACCTGTACCATTTGTTGGATTGGTAACTGATAATGCTTCATCAACTGCATAACCAGAACCACCTGTTTCTACTTGAACACTATCAATCTTACCATAACTTACTTGGTCAATTTGGGCGATTGCACCTGTACCACCTTTTTCTTTTGTAAATGATATAGTCTCACCTGGTGAGTAGTATTGACCAGGAGTTGATACCGTCACATTATCAACAACACCTTCAATATTTACCTCTAGTGTTGTATCAGCATTTGCATTATCTACACCTGAGAATACTGATTTAGTATTTTGTATTAGTCTGTCGCCTGCGTTTGTACTTGAACTAT